TCCCCTGAAGGAATACATCTATCATCCTGATGGTAATGGGTTCTATAGTGTCGAGTCTAATCTAATTGATGATAAAGGTACCATAGGTAGAACAGGTCTCTTCATACCAGAACAGTGGTCCATGCCACCTCATATTGATCAATTCGGGAATTCCCAGGTAGAAGCAGCTCTCAAAGCATTGGACGATTACTTTGCTAGTATTAAGAAAGACATGTCCCCAGAGGCCTATCAACTAGAAGTATCTCAGCACCCGCGTAACATTGCTGAAGCCTTTGCTCACCGTAAGCTATCTAAGTTTCCTCAACATCAGGTATCTGCTCAGGTTAGAAGAATTGAAGAAAAGGAATATCCCCATGAGTATATAGATCTATATAGAGATGCTGAAGGAGTTCTTAAAGACAGACTTACTGAAAAGCTACCTATATCAGAATTTCCATTAAGTAAGGTAAGTACCAACAAAGAAGGGACCTTGGTTGTCTGGGAGAGACCTATAAAAGATGTACAGCTAGGCATGTACTACGCCTCTGTGGATCCCGTGTCTGAAGGTAAAACTACAACAAGTGATTCCTTGTGCTCTATTTACGTAATGAAAGCAGCAAGAGAAGTTACCAGGGTAAAGGCCAACGGTCCTGATGAGGTATTTATAGAACGTGACAAGATAGTGGCAGCCTGGACTGGTAGGTTTGATGATCTCAATAAAACTCACGAAAGGCTTGAAAATATCATAGAATGGTACAAAGCCTGGACCATCATAGAGAACAACGTTAGTCTCTTTATCCAGTATATGATCTCCAAAAGAAAGCAGATGTACATGATCCCTAAGAAGCAGATCATCTTCCTGAAGGACCTAGGAGCCAATGAGAACGTGTTCCAGGACTATGGTTGGAAGAATACCGGTAAACTCTTCAAAGAGCATCTCCTAAGCTACTGTATAGAATACCTAACAGAAGAGCTTGATGTTCAAACCAAAGAAGATGGTACGGTAGTTAAGACTACCTATGGTATTGAAAGAATCCCGGATATTATGGCCATGAAAGAGATGCAAGCATATGAGGATGGTCTTAACGTGGATAGACTTGTGGCCCTTTCAGCCCTTATAGCCTTCTGTAAAATGCGTCAATCTAACATGGGACTAAAGAAAGTCAGAGAAGAACTAGACAAAAAATTGCATAAGTCAGAAGATTTTAGTAAATTAGTGCATAGCCCATTTCGTCATGTGGGTAATAGTAATAAACAACTAGGAATGCGTATATCAAGAAATCCTTATAAAAATTATAGATAATGGAAATAATTAATGCAATGGGTCTGAAGTCTGGGAAAAAAGCTGAGAATAACCGGCTTGGAACCCTCAATCAACCTCTACAATTTATTCCTAAAAAAGAAAAGGATGAACAATGGACTTCTTGGAATATGGACTGGTTAGAGTGGCAAGGACTTAAACAAATACGTAGAAATGCTCGTAGGTTACTAAAGAACTATAAGTTAGCAAAAGGTATTATCGATAAAACAGACTACATAGTAGAAGATGATACAGAATATAAAGATTTAGTGGATGTTCTTACAAAAGAAGATACCAGCGCTCTAGAACTTAAATTCTATCCTATCATACCAAATGTTATTAATACTCTGGTATCAGAATTTGCAAAGAGAAATAGTTCTATTACATTTAGAGCTACAGATGAAAGATCTTATAATGAAATGCTCGAAGTAAAAAGAGCAGAGATTGAAAAATCTATTGTTTTTGATGCTCAACAAAAGATGACCATTAAACTGCTAGAAGCAGGTATGGACCCTGAGTCAGAAGAATTTAAACAAGAAATGGATCCTGAAAAGATCAAAAGTCTTCCAGAAATTGAACAATTCTTCACTAAGAGTTATAGATCTATGGTTGAACAGTGGGCAGAACACCAGCTAAAAGTAGATACTGATCGTTTTGCAATGGAAGAACTTGAAGAAAGGGGGTTCCGAGATTCTCTTATCACAGATCGTGAATTTTGGCATTTTAAGATGCTTGAAGATGATTATGATATTGAACTATGGAATCCGGTTTTAACTTTCTATAGAAAATCTCCTGATACTAGGTATATAGCTGATAGCTTCTATGCTGGTAAATTTGATATGATGACTGTTGCTGATGTAGTCGATAAGTACGGATGGCTTATGACTGAAGAACAGCTAGCTAGTCTAGAAATTCTTTATCCTGTAAGATCAGCCGGATATCCTATTCAGGGGTATCAAAATGATGGTTCTTATTATGATGCTACTAAATCTCATGATTGGAACACACAACCACCTAGTCTACAATATCGTCAGTTTACTTCTATGTGGGATAACTCACAAATGGGTGGTGATATTGTAAATTGGATTATGTCTGAGAATGAAGATTATTATATGTTAGGTACTACTGATATGCTTAGAGTAACTACAGCATATTGGAAATCTCAACGTAAGGTAGGTCATTTGACCAAGATTGATGATTCTGGTAATATATTTCAAGATGTTGTAAGTGAAGATTATGTAATAACAGATAAACCTGTTTATGATACTAGTCTATTCAAAAACAAAACTAAGCAAAATCTATTCTTTGGTGAACATATTGATTGGATATATATTAACCATGTATATGGTGGAGTAAAGATTGGACCACATCGTCCTGGTTACTGGGGTAATAACGGTACTGGAGGACCTCAACCCATCTATCTAGGTATTAATCAAAATAAGATAGGACCTGTTAAATTTCAATTCAAAGGTGATAATTCACTTTATGGTTGCAAACTTCCTATTGAAGGTTGTGTATTCTCTGATAGAAATTCTAGATCTACTGCATTGGTAGACTTAATGAAACCGTTCCAGATTGGTTATAATATGGTAAATAATCAAATTGCTGATATTCTGGTTGATGAGCTCGGTACCATTATCATGTTTGATCAAAATGCTTTACCTAGACACTCTATGGGTGAAGATTGGGGAAAGAACAACCTGGCCAAAGCATATGTTGCAATGAAAAATTTCCAGATGCTTCCTTTGGATACATCTATCTCTAACACAGAGAATCCTATTGCGAATACAACTTTCCAGAAACTTGATATGGAGCAGACTAATCGGTTAATGTCTAGAATCAAGTTAGCTGAATACTTCAAGATGCAAGCATTTGAAACTATCGGAATTACTCCACAAAGACTTGGTGGTCAGGTAGAACAAGCTACAGCCACTGGAGTTAGAGTAGCTCTTTCTAATTCATATTCTCAAACTGAAATGTATTTTATTCAACATTCTGACTATCTAATGCCTAGGGTACAGCAGATGAGAACTGATTTAGCTCAGTATTACCAATCTAAAAATCCATCTAATCGTTTACAATATCTAACCACTAACGAAGAAAGAAAGAATTTTGAAATAAATGGTACAGATCTTCTTACTAGAGATATTAATGTATTTGGTGTAACTAAAGCTAATATTCGTGCTACTATAGAACAACTTAAACAGTTAGCTCTTAACAACAATACTGCAGGAGCTTCTATCTATGATCTAGGATCTATTATCAAATCAGATACTGTTTCTGAAATTGATCAGATAATGAAAGAGTCTGATAAGAAAACCACTGCTCAACGTCAGGAACAACAACAACACGAGCAACAATTGGCTCAACAACAGCAACAAGCTCTTGCTGCAGAAGAACAAGCTAAACGTGAATTTGAAGCTTCTGAAAGTCAGAAAGATCGTGAGGCTCGTATAGTAGAAGCTGAAATTAAAGCTTCCGGTTATGGAGCTATGCAAGATCTAAATGCAAATCAACAATCTGACTACCTGGATGCTCTAGACAGAATACAAGCATCTAAGGAGTATTCTTCTACTATGGATATGGAAAGAACTAAAGAATCTAATAGAGTTCAACTTGGTCGGGATAAGATGGCTTTAGAAAGAGAAAAAATAGTAGCTTCTAATCAAAAAGCCAACATAGCATTACAAGTTGCTAGAGAGAATAAAACTAAATCAGAGCTTCAGGCTGCTGGTAAACTTAAAGAGAAAAAGGCTAAAGACGCACAAAAGAAAAAGAAATAGTGTAACTTTTAAAAATTAAATACA